AACAAAAACTCCATAATCGGTATTATTGGATTGGAGTACAGTTGGGTCATATGCTAAAATATCTCCCTCTTGTATAGTACTTGCTAATACTTGAACATCCCGGAGATGGGTTAATTTCTTAGGTACTATTACTTCATCTGTATTTTCATCTACATCCTCAAGGGTAACGTAATTTTTACCTAATACCCAATCAACTACATTATTAGGGAGAGTATCACCATCCCCTTCTACATCAATAATACTAGAATTACCTACTGCTGTTTGAACTTTAAAATCAACATAGTACTCAGTAGACCAGTTTTGGTTACTTGTAATAATAGAGTTAACAGTATCCCTTAAACTTTTATCATTTTCTAATAAATCAATTAAAGGTAGATTATCTACTTCGTAATAATAAGGATCATTTGCCTTATAGAATCTAATTTTTTCATTTATAGTTGCAACCATTATATTAATTTATCCAGGTCAAAAAGGTTTAAGGATCTACATCCTTTTCCAAACGTATATGATCCATCCCCATCTCTACCTTCACCACCCATAAGGGGGTTAGTATTAGATCTAAAAATTGAACATAATTTAATCATTTTACTAGCTCCATGTTTCGCATTTGCAAATACATCAGAAGCAGACTCGTCTAAGAAATTTCTAAGATATCCCTGCCACTCCATATGGAGAGGGGGGAGAGGGAAATTAGTACCTGCGGTGGTTGTTGCAGATGTGTGAGTTGAACCATCAGGTTTATAAGAATCATACCTAATTAACATTGGGCTTGAGAGAGTTTTTCTATTATTAGTTACTGATTGAAGGTCATTAGGTCGACCTCCAAATATAGGCTGAGCCATGTTACTGGTGGTTAATGTGAAATCGTCATAAAAAAGACCTTCAATCTTTTGATGAGCTCTATAATCAGTATCCGCAATCGGAATAGCAAATGCTCCAGGAGCAGCATATCCTTGAGAGTTAATTTGAGCTATTGGAGTACCTCCGAAAGCTTTTGGTCCTGCAGAATTGTGACCGTAATTTACTGAACTTTGACCTACACCTGATACAGTACCTTCGCAGTAATTCATAAGGTCAGTATTAACTCCTACCATAAGTCTGAAAGGTCCGAAGTTTTTATTAGTAGCGGCTGAATATTCTTCTATGTATATTCCTCCGGATCCATAATAATCTAAAGGTCCTAAATTATAATCATAAGCGGCACCGGAGCCCCATTGACCAGTAGGTCCGTGATACCCTGCAGCAGAGCCATCGACGTTATTAATCTGTAAATTGGATGCGACTATACGAGATGTATCAGCTATATTCCACATATGAATTTGACTGCCTCCGTAATGTTCAGTAGCAGTGCCAAACATATTGTCTGCCGTAATTGTATCGCTAGAAGAGCCGTGGTATAGACCTACCCCTTCATTAGCGGATCCGGCTATATTATAATATGCTCCGGATGTATCAGTACATCCTAGATGAACCTCAAAAGTAACTTGGTCAAGTATTACATTACTACCCCCTACAGCCCTTACACACATTCCTCCAGTGGTGGAGCTTACATGATTATCTTTAGTTGGGCTAGTAGAACTATCAAATCCCATAGTTAATCTATTAAACTTGCCGGGAGTTGTTAATTTTGTTCTCCAATCTTGATCACAGTATTTTCCACCATCATCAGAGTAAGCTTCTTCTGTAAATCCATTAGGGTATAATTGAACATACGAAGATGCGTGGTAGATGTCATCTACTGTGCTTTTAGAAGTTGTATTAAAAGTATAAGAATCCGAGGAAACTCCAACACCGCATTTAGAAATATCTAATGTGGATTTATCATTAACAACTAAACAAGAGCGAGTGCCTTGAATGTCTACCATAGTGTGACCGTTACCGTCATTAAGATTATTAAAATCATACAGCCCTGGATCATAAGCTCCTACATTATCCAAAGGAGGTCCAATCTCTATTACTGAGTTATTTTCAGCAAGAGCGGCGACTCCAAATTGAGAAATCTTAGTAGGTCCGGAAATTCTTACCTTGGAACTATTACCCGCGTATACGGCAGATTTATTCCAAGAGTCCTTAAGATCTCCTGAAGAGGTATAATCTCGTTCATTTGTAAGAACTGTGCAATACGCGGAGGTACCGTATAAGTCTACCTGTGAGTTATCTGTTACACTCAAAGCTCTACCTTTAACTCCTGCAGAAGCGTCCGCTGTGTTAGAACCAGAATTTAAAGGATTAATATCTCCAAATACTGAAAGCCCTAGAAGTCTAGCATATGAATTGTGGTCTACCGAGATAAGAGGTAAATTAAACTTTTGATGTGAGTGAATTGTTGTGGGAGCTCCCCCTTGACCATTCGCGGCTTGCATTGCCCAGCTATAGCTAGGTTTTCCTCTACCTCCTACAAGTCCAGATCTTCTAGACTGGTAATCCATGTATTCATTTTCGAACGTGGAATTATTAAAAATTTTAATATTTTGGGTTCCATTATCTTGGATACTAATAGCAGGAGTTAAAAGTGAATGTCCTGCTCGATTATGCCAGTTTACATTATTAGAATCGTATGCGGTAACAAAATCATTAGCTCCATAATTGTATACAAATTCAGAAGATTTAATATTTAATCCAATACTCTCATTTAACTCAGATACTACTCCCATACATGCTACTTTAGATTTATTAGAAGTAACTCCATTAGTCTCATTTCCTTGAGCTCTTAGTAACCCTTTATAGGCTGAATTTGAATTTATTAAATTTATACCATTAAGCTTATTAAAAGCTCCGATAATTTGAGTAGTTTGGTAATCTACAGGACCAGCACCTTGTTCTCCAGTTCCGGTATGACCTCCTACTCCTCCAGAAATTCTACAGTTATCAAATCTCCATCCATCACCGCCATTATTACTCATAATGAATCCATGCTTTCCTAAGAATGAGTCAGTTCCTGTAGCATTATTATCTAAATTAGAATCAGGGTCAAATGTAATGTGTGAGCGATAAGCTTCGAATCCGTGTCCTTTGTAATCTAAATTCCAAATATCATATTCGGTTTCTCCGGATACAGGAGTACGAGAGCTTCCATCAAATGGATAGTTACGATATCCAACTAAACCCCCTTCAACTAAAACATTAGAGTTATCTATTCTAAATCCTACATCGGCATTTCTAACAGCCGCGCATGAGGTAAGTACTACATCAGAATTTTGAATATCAAACCCTACTGCATTTGCGTGGTAATCATCTTCATTAGCATTTACACCTACGCCATCTACACAGAATCCTTTAATTTGTATTTGAGATCCTCTACAGTTTTCAACTTTAACACTGTTAAACCAATTTCCGTAAACGTAGGTAGGGGAGGCGATATCAGTTGCTACTGGAGCTGTACGGTATGTGGAGCCTCTAAACGATGTTTGTCCTGACATTCCGAATTCGGCAGGATTTGAATCATCAGAAGAGGTGGTAACATCGTAATAAGGAGAACCGCTAAAACCATAATCAGATGTTGACCCGGCATCTAGCATTACTACCCCTCCACCAGAAACGTGGAAAAGTGGTTCAGTTATCGCAGTATTAGTACTTAAGTCTTTATAAGATATAACTCTAGAATATTTATTCCATTCATCTTTATCGAAACATGCAGGAGAAGAGTTTAATGTATTAGTAGAGGCTGCTCCGGCTATATCTCCTACAATCTTCTGAGATGTTAAAGCTGATGTAATTAGTTCATCACCCCATGGGAAATACGTGATTGTAGCAGTCCCATCTGTAACTGCATGATTAGTATCCCCCTTAACTGCGGTTGCATAATTCCTATTAATAAATTCTAGCTTACCGTTACCTTTAAGCGTTATATTTTCTAGAACTAGGTCTCCTAAATTTCCGTAAGTGGTAATCTCCACAAGGATAGGAAAAGTGATAGTTTTTGGAATTAGTTTTATTATATTATCAATGCTACCATATATTGAATTAGCAGATACTTCAGTATTGGCTAATGTCATTGTAGTTCCAGCAATACCGTCTTCAAACAATCCTATAGCTGCTCCTAAAGTATCAGTTCTAGTCTCTAGGTCGTCAATAGGGATATTGTCTTGTTCCCAATTATAAAATTGAGATGCGTGGTATTTGTTAACATCTACCAAATAAGTAGATGGGTAAGATATTACAAAAGGTCCTCCGGTTACGTCGCTAATCATGATTTAAAATTCTATGGTCCAGTTAAAGATTAAAGTATATGAATTTCTTTTTGGGATATCATCAAAACTTCTATATGCGCATAGGTACGCTACAGGAGGATCTTGAAGATATGGGTTTTTGCTGAACAGCCCACATTCGGATATGTCTATATTATTGGCTGTATTCTCATCTAGAGTTACCGAATAAGTAACCTTGTTAGCTGCGGAAAGATAAATATAACCAGGATGTATAGCAATCATATACTCCGCAACTGCGCTATCCGAAACTAAGGTTGAACTTAAAGTTACCTCATCTGAGTTATAATAAGTTGAAGATACTGGAGATACTAAACTTGTTAAAGATGAGACCATAGTAGTAGTTCCGCTTCCTATTTGGAAAAAAGGAATGGTAAAATTATCAAATGAGTCTGTCTTGTCCTCATGAGAGAACATAGCGGCTAAACTTCTCCCCATTCCTTCTGTGATAATATTGTGATCATCTACTAAAACTTCTTGAGAATTATCAGAGTTTACCTTGATAATTTGCAAGTGTCCTGTTGGCTCGATTTTTTCTTTGTAATTCATTATTCTGTTAAAATTTAATACTCCAGATGATAGTTAGGGCTGCATCTTTTGCGCTATCAACTAATTGTAGTCCTCCAGGGAGAAAGACTTTCTTAGCAAATAACCTAAATACAGGGTTTAGATCCACATCCCATATGTTATATAGGTCAATCTCATCCATAGTGGTTCCTTCCGGATGTTTACTTATAGTTTCTCCTCTATTTAATGTCCATAACCCTATAGAACCAATTCCTCCATAGAATTCGGTTAGATAAAGCCACTCATCATAATTTATAGTGAGAGTGTATTGAACTTCTCTTGTTGAGGAAACATCCCCAACTCCTGACACAATAAATCCTGCGCTGGCATCATTAACAACTTGAGAACCTCTGGCTACTCTGGATTCTAAAATAAATCCCTCACTATTAATAGCGGAAGTATCATTTAAATTTCCAGTATATTTATGAGTTGTTGGAGGGGTACCGCTGGCTGGAGCACCTGTAATTCCGGTGTATGTATCATTTCCCCATCCTGATATTTGGTAATCTCCATCTGCTCCGCTTGTAGTTAGATTAAAATCTGAACCTGCTGCTATTGAAGACACTGCTGCTACGGGTTTATTAGTTATATGGAGATAAGAACTATCAGTACCCCAAGCACTTATAACATTAGTAGATGATAGGGCAAGAGAATGAAATGAGCCAACTGATATAGATGAAAATGTTCCAGCAGGAGTTGAACTTACAGTACCATCAGTATCTGTTCCCCAAGATGTAAGAGTTCCATTACCTGATAAGGCTAGGCAGTGAGTATCTCCCGCGGCTACCTGAACATACCCAGAAGTATCTGGTACGTTTTTAAATACGTCATTATCGAAGTCATTTCCCCATACGTGAATGTATCCGGAGCCATCAATTGCTAAGTTATTATATCTACCGCAGTTGATATCAGTGAATCCACTAGTGTCGGGCTTGGCACTAAATCCTCCTGTAAACTGATAGTCTCCCCATGCATGAATATATCCGGAAGAGTCTAATGCTAATGCATGACTCTCATTTGTAGAAATCTTTGTAAATCCTGAACCCGAAGGGGTATTAGAAACTTGGTTGTAAGTATCATCCCCCCAAGTAACAATATGTCCTTGTTGGGTTAGTGCTACTCCATGATTTCTACCTAATTTTGCAGTGGTAAAATGAGAATCGGTTGGGATATTTATTAATATGTACTCTAGAGGATGTTGTTGATATTTACCCCAACCATGTAAAGTTCCATCAGACTTTACAGCTAGACCTCTACCAAAATTAGTATCTATATCCAGCCAAGTATGAGTAACAGCGTTTCCTGAAGTAGCGTATATCCCACCTGATGGAATGTAGCATCCATAATCTTTAATCTCCTTAAGAGTTAAGGGACTGTATTGACCTGAAAAATTTATATAATTTAAAAATTGACCTAATCTTCCAGGTCCGGAAGAATTAAGATCGTACACAGGAGGTTGAATAGTTGTGTCTGTAGGAACAGGGATACTAGGAGCTAAAGCTTTAATACCTGCTACTCCTTCTGTATTATAACTTTTAGAACTTTGTGCGCTTCCTAAAGACATAGCAACAATACCCATAGTGGAAGTAGAAAAACTTATATGGGGTGCCATAGACGAAGGTGAAGGGAGTACTGTAAATGCATCGGCTATAAATTCTGATGCGGCATCTACAACTAGATTATGATCTTCAAAAATTAAATTAGAATCTCTAAGATCTCCGTGATATATTTTTACGTACCCTTCCATTAGTTATCTGATAAATTAAACATTATTCCATCTCCTATAGAGGTGGTTAAGGCTTCTCCTGAGGATTGAAGTCCAAAGTTTGCAGGGTCACTTGTCCCGTAAGGCTCAATAGCATATCCTCTGGAACCTCCACTTGTTCCAAATATATCTACAATATGAGATCCTATTATACCTATCCTAGTAGCATTCATGTCTGCCATATCGTTAAAGTGAGAATATATTATTTTTAATTCTTTTTCTGTAAAAGATATACCTTCATTAGCGGAAGCTGCGACTCCTGAGGTGCCTGAGAAAATAGAATTTCCAATAACTCCGCTGGTATTAGCAAAGTCCCTAGCGATTCCTTTTCCAAATTTAAAATTATCTAAAGTCGATTCTCCGAAGTCAGTAGTTAATCCTTGTCTACACATAGAGGCTATAATAACTTTCTTTATCCCTCGAATCTCACCCCTTCCTACTGAGGGTGCGCATCCAAATAAGAAAGGTATTCTACATGGGAAAGTTGAGGATACATTAACGCCACTATAAGTGTAAGTAGAATGTATTAAATCCGAACGACCAGCTGGTAAGTAAGTTTCGGTACCGGGGTATGTGGACGTACCTGAAAATAATATAGGTAGGGCTGATACTGCGAGATCATTAGAAGCATCGTATACCCCACTTAAGGAGCCTGATGGGGAGAAGTAAGTACCTGAAGAAAAGTTGTACCCTAGAGGTATGAATTCTGCAGTATGGATATCTAAAGTATCGTATGCGGATGTATCAACTTTAAATATTGCTTTTTTAGGAATAGGCATTGCCTTTCCATTTCTACTATAAACTCTAAACCTATTTAAGTATTTTAAACTTCTTCTTCTGCCAGAGGTTCTACTAGTACTTGCATGGGATGACATTGTAAAGTTTGCAGATGTATCAGTACTAGATGTAACAACATTCGTTAATGATATACTAGAAGGTGTTATATTATTTAATATGTAATGATCAACATCCGCAGTAGTAGATAAATCAAAAGCATTTATTACAGCGATAGGACATAGTTGTATATCATTAGATGTATGCTCTTCTGCAGCATCAGCTACATTAAATATTTTAGCTTGTACATGGAATGGTACAAAGCTTCTAAATACTTGGCGAATAGAATTTATAACTTCTGATTTTTGAATTCTGACAGCATCTACTGAAAAATTAAAATTATTTAAATATACTTGAGAGGTTATAGTAGAGCTCTTAGAAGACCAGTAATCTACTAACCCTAATTTAGAAACATCCTTAGAAGCTGCTATACTTGATAAGTTAGGCGGAGGGGAATAACCACTTGCGTAGAATTTCCATTTCCTATTCCAACTACGATAGTACAAATCTTGATTATCGTAACTTTCTTTCATTAGAATTGACGACAGCTCTGATACGTAAGTTGTAGGGATATCTAGTCCACCTCTTGGGGAATTTACTCCACTAGCATTACCAGAGGCTGTAAGAATATCACATAGAATTTTTACTTGGTTTGGAGTAATCCAAGTGTTATCATAGAATCTATCATTCTCCCATGGAGGGACTGGACAGTCGGGTATTTGCCTATGGTAAAATCCTTTAAAATTAGGATTATCAGGATCCCAGGAACTTAAATTAAATTTAACATCATTAAAGTAAATGGCTCCTCCTTCCGCGCGGGTGGGAGATGGTGGTGTATTCTGATGTAGAATCTCTAATACATAATCAGTTGCGGCGCGATAATTTAAATCTTTATTTGCTTGAGACCATCTGTTAAGGGGAATCCCTTTAAATGTTTGAGTACTTGCTTTAGGATGATTTAATGTTAAGGATTCCGTAGCGATTAAATAATATACCATCCTAGGTAGAAACATTTCCCATGTCTCATTTATTTGGTCAGTTGGAACTATATTAGGGTCAGAAAAAACTAATTCTAAAGCTTCCTCTAGTGCTTTCCTGGTACCTTTGCCTTTGTAAATATAGACAGCTTTTCTAAGCTGGGCTCTCCACCGGTCTACATCTCCAGTCATTAATCTCCAACCTATTAAGGATGCGAGGTGCTGTAAAAATTGAGGTGGACATCTTTCAATATCAACTAGATCGCCAAGATCTTCTATAGTTGTATTTATATCATAGAATCCATAACTAAGGGCTTGTAGAAATTTCGTAAAAGCTCCGTCTTCAACCATCTTAGGACTAAAGGTATTTTCAGTCAGGAAAAGATCTAAATAAGTGTCTAAAGTTGTAGAGCTTTCATCATGGTCATTATACCATATACTCACTAAGGTTTTTAGCCTGTCCCAGTTTTGGGTTCCTGAAGTATACGTTCCAGCTGATATATTATAATCGCTTTTACTTAATTGGCGGGGTATACAATCATTAAAAAGATTTACAGTTTCTCTATTCTTCCATAGGTGTTCAAATATAGAAGTAACGGCGTCTGATTCTCTAAGGGATGATCCATCATATAGTTTAGTTAATTCTTCAGTAACAATTGACGATGGTTCTACGGTTGTCCCCGTTAATCCTGTAGAATTTAATGCATAATACCAGGATAATGTATCCATTAGGTAAGTGTGGCATTTAGCTGAAGTATTAACGCTAGAGGTAACTAAAGAACTTACACCACTTATAAATTCAGTGGATGGGGAATTTAGTACAATATGAGGAAGTAAAGTTCCTGAGACATATGATTTAAATTCTTCTCTATTTGGGAAATCGGAGAATGAGGTATTTAATGCATTTAGAATTTTAAGTTCAAAGATATAAGGTCTTATATTAGTTAAATCATTACGTAGTACAAATCTCTGGCGAAGAGAAGATGCTTCATAATTGATAGTTGGGAATATATCTTCAATAACATCTACAACTTTTAAAATCTTCCCTAAGGTAGAGTATAAAATGTCTTCGCCGGTACCGTAGATTGAAGCATCTGTATCATGGTACAAATCGGGGGTTATAGCCTTTATTACATCAATATAATTATGTTGATGATAATTTTTATCAGCTAATCCCTGATCTCCTAATCCTCTTTTTCTTACCATTTTTTTATACGTACTTAACGTTAATTTCTACATTGTTTAACTGCAATATTTCATTAAAATTCAGTGAGATATTATTTTTAATATTATCAATCGACGAAAATCTAACTTCTGGAATATTAAAAATTTCTTTGTTTAGATCATTAACATGAAGAGTTTCCCCGAAATCCCTATTATTTAAATCGAAAAAATTCACTATATTAGCTGCAGCTTTTCTTTTAATATCTTCTTCATATATTTTATAAGGCTTATCTAAGAATAATGTACACTTTAAATCTACAGTTCTTACTAGCCCATCTACAATTGTTAACTCATCGGTTAGCATTTTATACTTATTTAAGTATTCCAATAGTTCTCTTTTATACGTAATAGATGCTCTCTCCACCTGAACTTGCGCGCCATTGACAGCCGCAGCAAATGCTACTGTATAAATATCAATCATATTTCCACCCGCTCCGGAGTTTCTAAGAACTGCGGATGCTTTTCCAGAGTGACCTGCTGTGCTTGTAAAATGATTTGCAAAGGTTGTGTAGTCTTCCCCCGTAACTGCTCGATATTGGGTTTTAAAGAAATAAGGTCCCCATTTCTTTGCGTGATCAGTAGTTTCAGAGCTTAATCCACCCGTTGCCATAGTAGGATTAACTACATCTACTGAAATTTCAGTTGAGCCTAGAGATACAGGAATTTTAACATTAATAGAGTTAGATACAATATTACCTCTATCACCTCCTCCAACTCTATAGTAAAGTGTGTACGATTTTCCTGCTGTAGGAGAAACTCCCCTTAACCCATCTCCGAAATTAATTTTTACAGAGTAATCGTCCATATAAGTTTTACTAAAAACTTTATCGGTAGAATCTGCTAAAAATAAATTCTCAATCTCATTATAGATTTCTCCGTCTGTGTGTAAAATTAAACTTCCTTCCACTACAGAAGGATCATCTATGTCAATAGTGTGAATGGTATCGGTATTAGAAAAAGTTCCAGTTTTAGCTTTAAGTAATCCTTCCAGCAGAATAAGATTTGAAAATACTTTACCAGCAGCATTTAAAGAATCAGAAAGTACGAGTTCTATAATCTCGCTATCCATGTCTACATTTCCAGTACCGTCTACTTCATACATAGTATAGTTTATAGATCCTGAATCTTTATTACTAGGGATGGAAAAAGATCTACTGAGCGCAGGGATAGAGAGAGAACTAGTATCTCCTCCAGCTGTTACAGTATCGTCATCTCCTAGAGTCAAAGTACATCCAGCTTTAGAACTAATAGGACCTCTCATCTTTACACCTATAAGTTGCAGTAGTTTTCTAAGATTTTCTGGGGACTCTACAGATGTAATATAATTTTCGTTAGCTAGCATATCTGCTTTGTAAGATAATACAGAAGCTAAGTAGGAAAATAATTCTATAAACATCATACCCATATCAGATTCCGCAAAGGTATTATAGTCATCTGGATATACTGCTTTTACATAATTAATTAAAGCAGCTTTAAATTCTGGGAATTCAGCTGCGGAGTAATCGATCTTTGTAGCCTTAGCAGTTGGGGATAATTCCCCTAAGGATAAAAAATCAGTAGTTATAGAGCCATCAAATGCGCTTGTGTTATAAATTCCTTTAAGTGTTTCTTGTACCATTATATTATTATATCTAAAATTTGAGGGTTTGATAGTTCCCCTTTAAGTTGGAACTTTAATTGTATGTATATCTTATGCCGTCCTCTGCTGCGAGGATGTGAATCCCAAGACATTTGCAGATTTAAAATTTCTACCTCTGGGTGATATTTTTCTACTGCGAAAGAGATTTCTGCCTTTAATGATGCCATTAAATCAGAGGTAAAAGGTTCAAATACAGATCTTCTTAAGGATGTTCCAAAATTAGGATTCATAACCCTTTCCCCTGGACTAGTAAGAAGTAATTGTTTTAATCCTGACATAGTAGTCTGAGCTCCGTTAGTAGCTGCGAAAAACCCTCCTGCTCCCTCTGTAACAGGAAAAGCTACACCTTTAAACGGAGTTGTTTTAGATGTTGTCAGTAGAGAAATGTCGTCGTGTATCATTATGTTTGTATGTTTTTAAAGAATCCTTTTTGACCTCTAAAATTAGTTTTAACTTCCTTAGTAGTTAGGGCTTTAGAATATACTTTGAAACTTCCTAAAAATCCATCTAAGGCGCTAGAAGCTATAGGAGTGATACTTCCTAAGGAAGGAGAATGTTGCGAAGCCGGTACTGCTCCATAGCTACTATTGGTATTATAACCTAAGAATCCAGGGTCATAACTTCCTAGGGAAGGCTTCTGTATAATAGTATCGGAGAATCCACCTCCTAAAATCCAAGGAGTAAACGCTAGACCAGGTGCGCCTGTAATAGGTCCGTTATTTCCTGAAGGTTCCCAGCTGGTCATAAATTCGGAGTTTCCTGATACGGTTAAAGACGGTATACTAATTGTTGCCTTTGTTTTCTGTAGATCGAATATATTCGATAAACCAGAGGTACTTAAAAGTTCTCCATCTACGTACATTTTTAAGTTATCAGAATCAAAATCAAATACTAGAGACATGTGTATAAAAGAACTAGATGCGTCTGTTATACTTACTCCATTTACTGTGGTACCACTAGCAATTGTTGCACCTAATTCGGTACCGTCCTCCTTTTCTGCGATAGCTATACTATGACCTATAGCCCCACTATTAAGGTTTTGAGATACAGTAGGGAACACTCCAAACTCTAAACCACTAGGGGTAGTAATACCTCCTCTATCTCTAAACCCTATAATCATTCCATGAGTTTTAGACATGTCCATAAGTCCGGACTTCATTGTTCTAGTAGCATCTACATTTCCTTGCCTAGATTGAAAATGAGGTGCGCCACCAGAATTTTCACATCCCATAATTAATTTATATCTATGATAATCAGTAGCGCTCAAATCAGGGGTATGTACCCAATAATCAAAAGTAACACCTCCACCTTTTTCTGTAACAGGGTTAAAATACCTATTACTTGGGTAAAATAAATTATCCAATTCTTGGGTAGTACTATTAATGGATCTTCCTGCAGGTGTTATATTACTCGGTAATCTTACGTAAGAACCTCCACTTGTTTGGCAAGTTCCCGTAAGTTTTGGAATAGCTAATCCTGAAGGGAAAACGCTTTCAAGGCTAGAGGCTACTAGTTGTGCATTTAATCTTCTCCCTGCATCAGGACCTACATTATCCACATTAAATTTTACGGAAGAAGGATCTACAATTTCAGGGCTTATAAAATTATATGCAAGCAATAATCCAGATTCAGTTATGGAATTGGTTAGAGAGTGTATAAAGTTGGAAGTGCCTGAAGCAGATTTACTACCTTCGATATATGGAAATACTTCATCCTCAACTG